TTACAGGCCGACCCACTTGCCCTGCTTCAAGCGGTACAGCGACACGGTGGCGTTCTGGATGTCGCCCTTGGCGTCGAACTTCACCGGGCCGGTCACGCCCTGGTAGTCGGTCTTGGCGATTTCCGGCAGATACTTGGCCGGCTCGGCCGAGCCGGCGCGTTTCATCGCGGCGATCAGCACCTTGGCGGCGTCGTAGGTATACGGTGCGTAGGACTGGATGTCGGCCTGGAACTGTTGCTTGTACTTCTGGCTGAATTCGCCGTAGCCGGGCAGTTTTTCCTTCGGCGCGCCTGCGCTGGACGCGTAGCTGCCTTCGGCGCTGTCGCCGCCCAGCTTGGCGAATTCCGGCGTGTTGACGCCGTCGGCGCCCATGAAGGCGGCCTTGATGCCGAGCTTGGCCATCTGCTTGACCATCGGGCCGGCCTGGGCGTCCATGCCGCCGTAGAACAGCAGGTCGGGCTTCTCGCCCTTGACCGAGGTGAGCACCGCCATGAAGTCGGTGGCGGTGTTGGTGGTGAACTCGCGCTTGACCACCTTGGCGCCGGCCTGCTCGGCCGATTTGGCGAAATCGTCGGCCAGGCCCTGGCCGTAGGTGGTGCGGTCGTCGATGACGGCGACGCGTTTGGCGCCTAATTTCTCCACCGCGTACTTGGCCAGCGCCTGCCCCTGCTGCACATCGTTGGCGATCAGGCGGTAGGTGTTGTGATAGCCCTGCTGGGTGAACGATGGGCTGGTGACCGAGCCGGAAATCATCGGGATGCCGGCGTCGGAGTAGATGCGGGAGGCGGGGATGGCTGCGCCGGAGGTCAGATGGCCGACGATGCCGGCGACTTTGGCGTCCACCATGCGCTGGGCGACCTGGGTGGCGACCTTGGGATCGGCCTGGTCGTCTTCCGATACCACCTCGAAGGTGACCGGCTTGCCGTCCAGCACCAGTTTCTCGGCGTTGGCCTCCTGTACCGCCAGCTTGACGCCGTTGTCGGCGTCGCGCCCCCAGTGAGCGAAGGGACCGGTCAGCGGATTGGCGGTGCCGATCTTGACCACGATCGAGCCGGCGGCGGCCTGCTCCTGCTGCGGCGCCTGGCTGGCGGGTTTGTTACAGGCGGCGACGCCGGCCACCAAGGTGCACAGCAGCAGACTGTGTCGGGTTTTCATGATGAATCTCTCCTGATGCTCTTTGTTTATTTTGATATTGCGCCGCTAGGCGTGAGCTTACTGTGTCGGCCGATCATGCTTTTGTCAATCGGCGCGGCGGCAGGATCTGCCGCGGGAGAGCATTGCCGGATGGCTAAACGGCCTTGCGCGCGTTCTTGATGATCTTGTACACCCACTGCACCGAAATGCCGTGCTTCTGCGCCAGCGAGGCATGGTTGGCGCCGTTGAATTCCGCCAGGATCTGGCGGTCGCGTTCGGCCGACTTGCTGCTTCTGTCCAATGGGAAATAGACGTTCTGTCCGCCCCAGTGCTGGGCCATGCGGCGGGTGATCTCGTGGGCGATCTTTTCCGCTTGCCGGCTTTCGGTATTGGCCAGTTGTTGCAAGGCCGCCGTGATGTGGTCGGCCAGGTCGGCCAGCAGTTCCGGTCCCTTGCTGCGAAGTTGAGCCTGCATGCGCGCTCCCGCGTCGATTTTGTTCCGATGGGGGCATTGTTCCATTTCCCCGTCGCCGCGGCCGGATGACCGCTGTCAGCGCGATGTCAGTGCCGGATTTAGTAATAGCGGCTACAAGAAACCCCATCCCCCAATCCTGCATTCTCCGCATCGTCCGGTAAGCACTTTCGCTGGCCGGCGGTCCGGGCGCGGTTTTGGCGCGTCTCTTTTCTCCCCCTTGCTTGGAGCTTCGTCGTGGCAAGCACTTCCCAGATTGTCGGCGCGCTATTGGCGCGTCTGCGCGGCGCGGCGCCGCAACTGACCGTCGAGTATTACGCCGGCGCCGAGGACGACTATCCGCTGGCGCATCCACGGGGCGCGGCGCTGCTGTGCCTGCGCGGCAGCCAGTTCGGCCCGTTGCGGGACGGCTATGGCCAGGTGCGCACGCTGCAACTGGCGATCACGGTGCTGCTGAACCAGCGCGACGCCGGCCTGGGGGATTGCGACGCGCTGGACGCGATACGGCAGGCCTGCCTGGGCTTCGCCCTCCCGGATTGCCAGCCGGCGTGGCTGCTGTCGGAAACCTTCCTGGGTTACCGCGACGGCGTGGCCCGCTACGCGATCGCCTTGGCCACCGACACCCTGCAGGTGACGGCGGCCGACCCGGAACCTTTGATCGTGCTTAACGCAGTCTCATACGAGGAGCAACCATGAAGTATCTGTATTCCGGTCCGATCAGCGGCGTCACCCTGGGCGACGGCCAGGAAATCATGCTGTTTCCCGGCAAGGAAGTGGAGATGCCGGAACAACACAGCTACACCCGCACCCTGGTGGCGCTGGGCTATCTGAATGCGCAGCCCGCCGCCGAGGCAGTCCCTTCCCATACCGCTGAACAAGGAGAGTAAGCATGGCGGCAAACTATCTGCATGGCGTTGAAACGATCGAAGTCGAGCGCGGCCCGCGTCCGGTGCGCACCGTCAAGTCGGCGGTGATCGGCCTGATCGGCACCGCGCCGGCCGGCGCGGTCAACGCGACGACGCTGACTCTGTCGGAAAAGGACGCGGCGGCCTTCGGCCCGCAGTTGCCGGGCTTCACCATTCCGCAGGCGCTGACCGCGATCTACGATCACGGCGCCGGCACCGTCGTGGTGATCAATGTGTTGGATCCTGCCGTGCACAAGAGCTCGGTGGCGGCCGAAACCGCGGCCTTGGATCCGCTCACCGATTTCGTCCGCCTGAAGAACCCGGCCGTCGCCAATGTGGTGGTCAAGAGCGCGGATGGCAACACGAGCTATGTCGCCGACAAGGACTACGCGCTGGATGCGGCCTACGGCAAGATCACCCGCCTGAAGACCGGCGCCATCGCCATCGGCGCCGGCCTGAAGGTCAGCTACGACTACGCCGATCCGTCCAAGGTGACCGCCGCCGACATCATCGGCGCCGTCAACGCCGCCGGCAACCGCACCGGCATCAAGGCCTTGCAGGACACCTATAACAAGTTCGGCTTCTTCGCCAAACTGCTGATCGCCCCGGGCTTCTGCACCCAGAACACCGTGGCCGTGGAAATGGCGTCCATGGCCGACAAGCTGGACGCCATCGCCTACGTCGACGCGCCGATCGGCACCGCCTTCGCCGACGTTCTGGCAGGCCGCGGCCCGGCCGGCACCATCAACTTCAACACCTCCAGCGACCGCGTCCGCCTGTGCTACCCGAACGTGATGGTGGCCGACGGCAACGGCGGCCTGCGCTACGAGCCGCTGTCGTCCCGCGCCGCCGGCCTGCGCGCCAAGGTGGACAACAGCAAGGGCTTCTGGTGGTCCAGCTCCAACCAGGAACTGGCCGGCGTGGTCGGCGTCGAGCGTCAGCTGACCGCGATGATCGACGACCCGAACTGCGAAGTGAACCAGCTGAACGCCAGCGGCATCACCACCGTGTTCAACAGCTACGGCTCCGGCTTCCGCCTGTGGGGCAACCGCACCGCGGCCTGGCCGACCGTCAGCCACATGCGCAACTTCGAGAACGTGCGCCGCACCGGCGACGTGATCAACGAGTCGATCCGCTACTTCAGCCAGCAATTCATCGACATGCCGCTGAACCAGGCGACCATCGACGCGCTGGTGGAGTCGGTGAACGGCTACGGCCGCAAGCTGATCGGCGACGGCGCGCTGCTGGGCTTCAAGGCCTGGTTCGATCCGGCGCGCAATCCGCAGACCGAGCTGTCCGCCGGCCATCTGCTGATCAGCTACAAGTACACGGTGGCGCCGCCGCTGGAACGCCTGACCTTTGAAACCGAGATCACCTCGGAATACCTGCTCAGCCTGAAGGGAGGCAATTAATCATGGCCGGCAAGATTGAAATCAACCGCATCACCAACGCCAACATCTACATCAACGGCAACTCGCTCTTGGGCCGTGCCGAAGAGATCAAGCTGCCGGACGTGTCCGCCATCATGCAGGAGCACAAGGCGCTGGGCATGGTAGGCAAGATCGAGCTGCCGGCCGGCTTCGAGAAGCTGGAAGGCGAGATCAAATGGAACTCGCTGTACAAGGACGTGGCCAAGATCATCGCCAATCCGTTCCAGGCGGTGCAGCTGCAGGCCCGTTCCAGCATCGAGACCTACGGTTCGCAAGGCCGTCTGCAGCAGGTCAGCCTGGTCACCTTCCTGACCGTGATGTTCAAGAAGAACCCGCTGGGCACCTTCAAGCAGCATGAGAACGCCGACTTCAGCTCCGCCTTCACCGCCACCTACGTCAAGCAGGTGGTGGACGGCGAGGACATCCTGGAGCTGGACTACATGGCCAACATCTTCCGCGTAGGCGGCAGCGACATGCTGGAGCTGTATCGCCAGAACATCGGCGGCTGATCCCGGCGCGCCCGCGGGCCTGGCCCGCGGAGCCTGGGCGCGGCCGGCGGGGAGGGCGCCTCCCGACCCCGCCGGCCGTTTTTAAAGCGAATCGCTAAAGCGCTTTCGCATACCCCCGATGCCCACAGCCGGAAAATGACGGCATCACAACCCGCTTCAAGGAGCCATCATGCAGATCAAGCTGCAATACCCGTTCACCAACGCCGCCGGTCAACGCATCGAAGTGCTGGAAGTGTCGCGCCTGAAGCGCGCCGATCTGAAGGCCGCCAGCCATCACAGCCAGGACGACGCCGACCAGGAGGATTTCCTGTTCGCCCGCATGACCGGCCTGACGCTGGAAGACATCGATCAGCTGGACATCGCCGACAGCCGCGCGCTGGCCGACACCTTTCGTGAAATGGTCGGCGGATCCGACAACGCTTAAGTCCTTCGACGAGGTCCTGCTGACCGTGCTGGGCCTGCCGCCGTCGGAGATCGACGCGCTGGCGATGGACGACTACTGGTTCTGGTGCGAGGTCGCCGAGCGGGAAGTCCAACGCCGCGGCGAACGCCAGCAGCAATTGCTGGATGCCATCTAGGGCGGCTGTCCGGCCGCTTCCTGCCCGAATCTTTTCCTGATCGGCCGCCTCCCGCTTGCCGGGACGGGGCCGATCGCCCTTTCCATTCCCCAAACACAGGCAATCACCATGGTAAGCGAGTTTTTCATCGGCCTTAAGGTGGGCGCGACGCTGTCCGGGGTGTTCGACAACGCCTTCCGCTCGGCCCGCGCGGCAATGGACGATCTGCGCAAGTGCAGCCTGCGCTTGTCCGACGCGCAGAAAGACCTGGCCGGCAATGTCGAACGCACCCGCCGGGCCTATGCCGGCCTGGACCTGGCGCGGCTGGACAGCCAGCACCGCCGGCTGGAGTCCACGCTGGGGCGCTTGACCCGCCAGCACGAGGCTTGGCAGGCCAGCCTGCGCCGCGGCCAGGCGCTGAAAGCCACCCTGAACCTGCAACAGACCCGCCGGATCGAGATATTGACCTCGGTCCGGCTCAGCGCCGTCATCCGCCTGGTGGAGGAGAAGGTGGACCGGCAGCGGCGCGAGCACGACAAGGCCAGGCGCGACAGGCCGTCAGCCGACAGGAAACGGCCGGCCAAGCGCGGCGGCAAGGGCGGCGAGCGCAAAGGCGGCGACGGCGACGCCGCCGCTTCGGCCAAGCGGGGCGCGGCCGTCGCGAAAGCGAAGAGGAAGTCGGCCAAGGCGGCCGGCAAGTCCAAGCCCGGCAAGGCAGTCGCCGAGGCGAAGAGGAAATCGGCGAAGCCGGCGGCCAAATCTAAGCCCGGCAAGGCGGTCACCGAGGCGAAGAAGAAATCGGCGAAGCCGGCGGCCAAATCGAAGCCCGGCAAGGCAGTCGCCGAGGCGAAGAGGAAATCGGCGAAGCCGGCGGCCAAATCGAAGCCCGGCAAGGCAGTCGCCGAGGCGAAGAAGAAATCGACGAAGCCGGCGGCCAAATCGAAGCCCGGCAAGGTGGTCACCGCGGCGAAGAAGAAATCGGCGAAGCCGGCGGCCAAGTCGAAGCCGGGCAAGGCGGTCGCCGCGACGAAGAAGAAATCGGCCAAGCCAGCAGCCAAATCGAAGCCGGGCCAGGCCGTCGCCGGGGCCAAGCGGAAGTCGGCCAAGTCCGGCGCCTGGCTGGACAAGGCCATCAAGGCCACCGACAGGCTCAAGCGCGGCAGCGAGCTCGGCGGGAAGCTGAGCGGCGGCGCGGCCAAGGCGCTGCGCACCGATATCGGCCGCAAGCTGTACGAGAAGGCGCGCGCCAAGCTGAACCCGATGCTGGGCGACCGCCTGCCGGATACCGACCGGGCGCTGGAGCTGCTGGACAAGGGGACGGAGTACAGCGAGACGGCGTCGAAATACCTGGGCAAGACCGGCGCCGCGCTGAAGGCTTACCGGAATACCAAGGGCGGCGTCGTGAAGAAGCTGCTGGCGGCCGGCGCCGGCTTTCTGAAGGACGGCGACGACGAGAAGGACGGCGAATCGTCGCGCGCAGCGAAAGGGAAGAAGGCCGGCGCGAAGAAAGCCGCTGCGCGATCGGCGGTCAAGCCCGGCGCGGCGCTGAAGGAGGCGCGCGCGGCGGGCTCCATCGGCAAGACCTTGGGCGGCGCGCGCGGGCTGCTGAAGGGCGCCTTGCACAAGGCGGGAGCCGTCGGCGACGTGCTCAGCCTGGGCATGGATCTGGCGGCGATCCGGCAATCGAAGCTGGGCGCGCAGGCCAAGTCGGCGGCCTACGGCAAGGCGTTGGGCGGCGCCGCGGGTTCAGTCGCCGGCGGCGCGGCCGGCGCGGCGCTGGGCAGCCTGCTGGGGCCGGTCGGAACCCTGGTCGGCCAGCAGGCCGGCAGCTGGCTGGGGCAGAAGGGCGGCGAGTGGCTGGGCGAGAAGGCCGGCGCCTGGTGGGGACGCCGCGCCGCGCCGCCGAAGCCGGTGACCGCGCCCAAGCCGGTCGCCACCGCCAAGCCGACGCCGAAACCGGTTGCCAAACCGCAAGCCGCGGCAGCCCGCTCCGGCGAACAAGCCAGGCAGACCGAGCAGCTGCAGCGCATCCGGCAGGCGGCAGGCAAGACCTCGGCCAAGACCGCCGGTTCCGCCGCCGTGTTCAACATCACCTTCTCGCCGCAGATCACCGTTAACGGCGCCTCGTCCTCCGGCGTCAAGCAGCAGGTCCAGCAGGCGATGCAGCTGTCCTTCGCCGAGTTCGAGCGGCTGATGAAGCGCTACGAGGCCGACCGGCAGCGGCGCAGCTACGCGGCGCGGGCTTGAGGAGACGCATCGATGAAGAAAGGAGCAAACGATGTACGCGGTATTGGGTGATATCGAGTTCGATCTGATCAGCTATTTCGACGGTCTGGAACAGCGCGGCGGCAGCGATTACGCCGAGCACGCGCGGATAGGCGGCAAGCCGGTGCTGCAGTTCGTAGGCGACCGGCTGGACGAGGTTCGCATCGACCTGGTGCTGCACGCCGCCTATTGCCAGCCGGACGCCGAGCTGCAGCGGCTGCACGCCGCCCGGCAGACGCACCAGGCGCTGGCGCTGGTATTGGGTAACGGCGATCACAAGGGGCATTTCGTGATCACCGAATTGACCAGCACCGGCCGTCAGAGCGACCGCAGCGGCAGCCTGCTGGCGGTGGAGGCGCAGCTGTCGCTGCGCGAATTCCGCGGCCAGGCGGCGCCGGCGCCGAAGCCCGGCTTGTTGGGCAGCGTCAGCGGCCTGCCGCAGGCCAAGCTGCAGCAGTCGCTGGCCGGCGCCGGCTTCAAGCCGGACCTGTCCGGTCTCAGCAAGGCGCTGTCGCAGGCCAAGACCATGGCGGTCAAGGCGCGCCAGGTAGTCAACGACGTGCGCGAACTGAAGGACCTGGCGCGACGCGATCCGCTGTCGGCGCTGGGCCGGGTGCCCGGCGTGCTGGGCGACGTGCAGGCGGCGGTGCCCGGCATCGCCCAGGGCGTGGAGCGACTGAATCAGTTCATCCAGCCGTATTCGCGGCTGGCTGAGAGCATCAAGCCGCTGATCCCGCAGTTTCAGGCCATGGGCCGCCAGCTTGGCGCGCTGGCCGAGACGATGCAGGGCTGCACGCTGGACAACGTCGCCGACAAGCTGGGCAAGGCGGAGGCGACGGTCCGCGATATCGACAAAAACTGGCCGGCCCGCGACATCGAAATGGCGAAGCTGGCCGCCAAAGCGGTGTTGCGCCGCATTCTGGAGTGAACCATGTTTCTCAAGCATATCTGTCAGGAAGGCGAGCGTTGGGACCAGATCGCCTGGCGCTATTACGGCGACGTCGGCCAGATGGTGATGCTGATCGCCGCCAATCCGCAGGCGCCGATCAGCGAGACGCTGCCGGCCGGCACCCAACTGGCCATCCCACTGTTGGAAGCGCGCGACGAGACCGCGTTGGACGAGCTGCCGCCGTGGAGGCGCTCATGACCGACAGCCGCATCCAGGACGTGGCGGCGCCGGCCTTCGAGCTCAGCTACAACGGCAAGTCCATCACCGCCGACATCGCCCAGTACGCGCTCAACATCAGCTACACCGACCACCTGTCCGGCGAATCTGACGAGCTGGAGGTGGAGCTGGAGGACGGCGACGGCCGCTGGTTGAACGGCTGGTATCCGGACAAGGGCGCGACGCTGGACTTCAAGCTGGGCTATCGCGGCGCGGCGCTGGTGGCGCTGGGCAGCTTCGACGTGGACGAGGTCGACTACAGCGCGCCGCCGTCGGTGGTCCACATCCGCGCGCTGGCCACCGGCGTCCAGCATCCGCTGCGCACGCCGGAGGGCCGCGCCTACGACAAGCTGACGCTGCAGGCGCTGGCGCAGCGCATCGCCAAGCGTCACGGCATGAAGCTGGAGGGCAAGATCGAGGACGTCGCGATCGAGCGCCTGACCCAGTACCACGAGACCGATCTGCAATTCCTGCAGCGGGTGGCCGGCCATTACGGCTACGTCTGCAAGGTGATGGACAACAACCGCAAGCTGGTGTTCTGGAAGCGCGCCGACTTGGTGGCGTCGGCCAGCGTGCGGCAGTTCACGCCGGCCGACCTGATCGCCTGGCGCGCGCGCGACCAGTTGTCGCGGGTGCCCAGCGCGGTGGAGGTCAGCTATCACGATCCCCACAAGCGCAAGCTGCAGACGGCGCGGGCGGGAGCCGACGCGCGCGCCCCCGGCGGCAAGGCCAGCAGCGCCGACGTGGTCAGGCTCACCCGCAAGTCCGGCGGGCGCGAGCAGGCGGAATTGCAGGCCAAGGCCGAGATGGAGCGCCGCCAGCTGGCGCGCACCGAGATGAGCGTCACCGTGGACGGCTCGCCGCAGCTGGCCGCCGGCCGCAACGTCGAGCTGTTCGGTTTCGGCAAGCTGTCCGGCCGCTATCTGATCGAGCAGGCTCGCCATCGGCTGTCGCGGCAGGAGGGCTATATCTGCGAGCTGGAATTGAAGCGCGCGGCGCCTGCCGCGGCCAAGGAGAAGACATGAACGACGTTTCCCTGCCCGACGCGCTGGCCACGCTGAAGTTCGGCGGCGTGGCCGAACAAGACCCGGCCACCCAGCGGGTGCGGGTGCGGCTGCCCGAGCTGGGCCAGTTGCTGACCGCCTGGCTGCCGGTGCTCAGCCGCAAGAGCCTGAAGGACAAGGACTACTGGCTGCCGGATATCGGCGAGCAGGTGGCGGTGCTGATGGACGCCCGCGGCGAGGACGGCGTGGTGTTGGGCGCCATCTATTCCGAGGCCGACGCGGTGCCGGTGGCGAGCGCCGACAAGTGGCAGCGCCGTTTCGCCGATGGCGCGGTGCTGGAGTACGACCGGCAGCAGAACCAGCTGACCGTCAACGGCGGCGTCAAGCACGTGGTGGTGGACACCCAGGCCGACGTGCTGATCAAGGCGGCGTCCAGCATCACGATAGACGGCGGCCAGACCGTCACCGTCAAGGCCGGAAGCAAGGTCAGCATCAACGCTCCGGCCACCGAGATCAGCGGCACCTTGACGGTGCAGGGCGCGATCACCGGCAAGGGCGGCCTGACGGTGTCCGGCGGCGGCGGGGCCACGGTGAGCGGCAACGTCACCGTCAGCGGCGACGTCACCGCCAGCGGCAAGAGCCTGGTCGGCCACAACCACATGGGCGCCCACGGCCCGACCAGCCCGCCGCTCTGATCCGCGGCGCGGCCCTATTCCTGTTTTCACTGGAGACCATGATGAACAACGATTTCTTCACCCTGCTCACCGCCGTCGGCAAGGCCAAGCTGGCCGCGGCCGCCAGCGGCGGCGCGCCGCTGAAGCTCAGCCAGATGGCGGTGGGCGAGGGCGACAACGGCGCGTACTACTCGCCCAGCGAGAGCCAGACCGCGCTGAAGAGCGAGGCTTGGCGCGCCGGACTCAACCACCTGTCCACCGACCCGGCGAATCCGAACTGGATCGTCGCCGAGCTGGTGATCCCGGACCAGGTGGGCGGCTTCACCATCCGCGAGGTCGGCGTGTTCGACGCCGACGGCGCGCTGTTCGCGGTGGGCAAGTTTCCGGAGAGCTACAAGCCGGTGCTGGCCGACGGCGCCAACAAGCAGCTCTATGTGCGGATGATACTGGAGGTGTCCAACGCGGCGGCGGTGACGCTGATGGTGGACCCGAGCGTGGTGCTGGCCACCCGCGGCAGCGTCGACGCGCGCATCGCCGAGGAGCTGGCCAAGCTGGACGGCAAGCCGTCGGTCAAGGCCGCCACGACCGGCCCCATCGCGCTGACCGGCTTGCAGACGGTGGACGGCGTCGTGCTGCAGCTGGGCGACCGGGTGCTGGTCAAGAACCAGGCGGCCGGCGCCGACAACGGCATCTATGTGGCCGGCGTCGGCGGCTGGGCGCGCGCCGCCGACGCCAACATCAGCCTGGAAGTGACGCCGGGCCTGTTCGTCGCGGTGGAGCAGGGCACGGCCAACGGCGGCTCGCTGTGGCAGCTGACCACGCCGTCGCCGATCGTGCTGGGCACGACGGCGCTGGCCTTCACGCAGATCGCCGGCAATACCGGCGTGGCGGCCGGCACTTACCGCAGCGTCACCGTCAACGCCAGGGGGCAGGTGGTCGGCGGCAGCAATCCGACGACGGTCGACGATCTGGGCCTGGGCGCCGACCTGGCGCTGCCGCTGTCGTCGCTGCCGCTGCCGGTGGTGTCGACGACGGACAGCAACCGGCTGGCCGTGGCCGCGGCGGCGGTGGCCGGGCAGGGCGGCACGGTATCGGTGCCGGCCGGCGTGACGCTGAGCCTGGCCCAGGAAATCGCGGCGGGACAGAGCGGCCGGGTGCGGACCTTCGTCACCGCGGCCTGGACCAGCCCGGTATTGCCGGCCGGAGCCGAATACTATCTGCGCGGCCAGGTTGTCGGCGGCGCGCTGTCGCTGTACGTGCAGCGCGGCGCCTTGAGCGACGCGCGGCCGGATTCGCTGAAGGGCAACCCGTCCGCGGCCGGCGGCGGCGGCTTCTTCTCGACGGCGCTGGACATCTGCCTGGCCCGCATCGTTACCGGCGCGGCCGGCAGCGCGCCGACGGTGCAGCGCGTGATCAACCGCGGCCAGGACGCCTGGTCGGCGGTGGTGAACGGCAACGGCGCCGTCTACCTGCCGCTGGATCCCTTCGTCAAGACCGGCCGCATCTCCACTGGCATCGTCACGCCGCACGCGACGGCCATCTCTTTCATCGGACACGGCTCCGGCGGCTGGACCGGCAGCGGCTATTGGTACGCGGCGCCGAACCGGAGCGCGGCCACCTATTCTACCGGCGTGTCGCTGGGTTGGACGACCGGCAACCCCGTCATCATCACCTCGAGCAATGTGGTCGGCGATACCACGGCGTCGGTTTGCACCGGCATGTTCGACCACGTCGCCGGCAAGTCGATGTGGCAGGTGCTGCAACTGGAGCATCAGTTGGGAGACTCCGACGGCGTCAATGGCGACGAGCACCTGATGGGGATGGGAAACAAGAACATGCTGCAGGCCGATTACGACGCCGGCCTGGCCGTCAGCTTCTCCAATTGCGTCAATGCCGTGCTGACCTGGGAGGTCGTCCGATGAAAATGGTAGCCGATTTGTTGTCCTACGATGGCGAGCTGCGTCCGTTGCGTCCGTCCGCGTCGCATGCCTGGAATGGCGAGGCCTGGGTCGTCGACGACGCGCTGGTGAAGCAGCAACGGGAGCGGCTGGGGGCGGAGGCGTGCGATCGCATCGACGACGCCGCCGATTCCGCCAGCCGGCCTTACGCCGGCAACGAGCTGCGCGCATTGGAATACCGGCGCGCGGCCGCCGAGGCCCAGTCCTACAAGGACGGCGGCTACAAGGGCGACGCGCCGCCTATGGTGAAGGCCTGGGCCGACGCCAAGGACCTGTCCGGCAAGGACGCGGCCGACGGCATCCTGGCCAAGGCCGCGGCCGGCGACCAGGCCCTGGCCGCGATCCGCGCGCTGCGGCTGGCGGGCAAGGAGGCGGTGCGTCGCGCGGCCGACGCCGACGCCGTTCGCGCGGCGGCCGACGACGCGCTGGCCAGGCTCAGACAGGCGGCGCAATCGTCTGACGCGCAGACCGGGTCGGCCGGCGACGCCGGCGGCTTCTGGCGTTCCTCCCTGAAGCTGTTCTCGCGGGGCGCCTGATCCCCGGCAGGCGGCCGCGCGCCGCCGGCGTCCCCCTTCCTTTCCACGCCCGGTCGTTCCGGCCGGCGCGCCTTCCCCAAGACTATCCGATGACCGACATCACACCAAACGTGCTGGCCGGCGACAGGCGGCTGTCGCCGCTGGCCGAGCTGAGCCGGCGGCTGCAGCGCATCGATCTCGCGCCTTTCCTGGTCTATCTGGTCGACCAGGTCGGGGCCGATCTGCTGCCCTTGCTGGCCGAGCAGCTGCATGTGGCCGGCGACGAGGGCTGGCAGCTGGCCGGCGGCGAGGCGCAGCGGCGCGACCTGATCAAGCAGGCGATAGAACTGCACCGCTACAAGGGCACCCGCTGGGCGCTGCAACGCGTGCTGGCCACGCTGAACCTGAACGGCCGGATCAGCGAATGGTTCGAGTACCAGGGCCGGCCCTTCCATTTCAGGATCGATCTCGATCTGTCCGACCGCGGCCTGGATGAAGCCACCTACCGGGCGCTGCGGCAGATGCTGGACCAGTACCGCAACGCCCGTTCCCGGCTGGAAAGCCTGGACCTGAGGGTGGAGTTGCGTCAGCGCCTGCCGGTGCTGGCCGCCGTTTCCGCGGGCGGCGAGGTGGCCACCATCTATCCACAGGCGCGGCGCGAGCTGCGCCAGCAGAACCTGTTGCGCCTGGGCGCGGCTTGCGGCGGCGCCGAAACCGCCACCGTCCTGCCGTGGCAGCGCGGCCGGCTGGACGGCGGGGCGCCGCTGCGCTGGGGCATGGGCCTGCCGTGCCGGGAGTCCGTCACGCTGTATCCGCGCCCGATTCAACGCATTTCCTAAATCCCTTCAAAAGCCGCGTCCGCGGCGTTTCGAGATCATGACGACATGCTAAATCTAACCGACATCTCATCGCTGCACTGGCAGCCGGCGCTGCAGCCGCGCGACGGCAAGCCCGGCGCCAACGTCGCAGACATCGTGGAGAACCTGGACGACATCCACCAGGCGTTGCGAATCATCCTGGGGACGCCGAAGGGCAGCGATCCGCTGCGTCCGGAGTTCGGCAGCGACCTGTTCCGCTACCTGGACTACCCGGTGGACCGGGCCCGGCCGCATGTGGTGCGGGAGGCGGTGGCGGCGATCAGCCACCCGCTGTACGGCGAGCCGCGCATCCAGCTGCTGCGGGTGTTGTTCAGCATCGAGGCCGACGGCGGCGCGCATTTGTGCGCGCAATGGAAGCTGGCCGACGGCGTGATCCGCGAAACCGAACTCAGGCTGTAAGCCAATAGACAAGGACACGGCCATGCGCCCGAATCTTCCCGATCTGCCCGACTTGCCCATGGTCGACCCGGCCGCCGCCGCCAGCGCCATGGCCGACGCCTATCTGAAACTGGGCGGCCAGCAGCAATACCCGAAGCAGATGGAGCAGCTGCTGACCGAGATGCTGGCTAATCGCCAGCCGGGGCTCGCGGCGGCCGACCTGCCTAAATTCATCGGCGACGATCCCAAGATCATAGGCGCCGAGATGGCCGCCACTTACCAGAACATGGCCGGCAAGCGGCTGTATCCGGGTCAGGTCGAGCAGCTGCTGATCGATCTGTTCGCCTACCGCGAGAGCCTGGCGCGCGCGGCCTTCAACGACGCCGGTCGGCAGAACCTGGTGGCCTTCGCCCGCGCGCCGATGCTGGACTACCTGGGCGAACTGGTGGGCGTGGCGCGACAGCCGGCCCAGGCGGCGACGGCCCGGGTGACGCTGACCTTCCCGGCCTATGCCGACGGCGGCGCGAAGCAGGTGCTGCTGCCCGCCGGCGCCCGCATCGCCGGCAACGCCGCGGTGCAGTTCCAGACCTCGGCCCCGCTGGCGGTGAGCCTGACGGACAAGCCGCAGGCGCTGGTCTGCGACGTGGTGGCCACCGTGCCGGGCGAGGCCGGCAATCTGTTGCAGGCCGGCGATCTCAACCTGCTGCTGGACGACCCTGGCGTCATGGTGGGGGTGAGCGCAGCGGAGAAGCCCTGGGGCGGCGCGGAAGAGGAAGACGACGAGCGCCTGCGCCAGCGCATCCGGCTGGCGCCGGAGGCCTACTCCTGGGGTTCGGTCAACCGCTACCGGCTGGCGGCGATGACGGCGGCCACCGACGCGGCCGACGTCAGGGTGATTTCGCCGCGCCCGGACGGCACGGTGCAGGTGGTGGTGCTGGGGCGTGACGGCGCGCCGTCGGCGGAGACGCTGCGCCGTGTCCAGACGGCGCTGACGGACGACAAGGCCCGGATGATCAACGACCGGATCGAGGTGCTCCCGGCCGAGGTGATCGATTACGCGATCCGGCTGGAGATCGACGTGCTGAGCACCCGCATCCCGGACCTGGCGTGCCGGGTGGCGAAGGAGCGCTGCCAGGGCTTCGCGGCCAATCTCGCCCGCCGGCTCGGCGGGGACATCGTCCCGTCGCAGATCAAGACCGCGCTGCACGATATCGACGGCTTGTACGACGTGCGCGTGTTGGAGCCGGCCGACAAGCGGGTGCTGTCCTCGTCGCAGTGGCCGCGCTGCGTGGCGGTCGAGGTGACGCTGGGGAGGGTGGTGAGCGATGTCTGAGCTGCTGGTTCCCCTGCTGGCCAGCGACGCGCGCGGCCGAGCCTTCGACGCGCTGTCGGCGCGCAGCGCCGCCTTCGATCTGTCGCCGGTGCTGATCTATCTGATAGACCAGGCGCCGGCCGAGATCCTGCCGCTGCTGGCCGAGCAATTCAATGTGGTCGGCCCGTTGTGGGCCTACCTGCCCGACGAGGCGGCCAAGCGGCGGGCGATCAAGGAGTCGGCGGCCTGGCACCGGGCCAAGGGCTCGCCATGGTCGGTGGAGACGGCGCTGTCCTGGGCCGGTTACGCGGCCACGGTGGAGGACGCCACCGCGCCGGCCACCCGCTGGGCCGAATTCCAGCTGGAGCTGGGCGAGCCGGTGTCCGGCGACGCCTTGCAGACGGTGCTGGAGCTGACCCGCTTCGCCGCGCCGGCCCGCTCGCACCTGGCGCGCCTGTACGGCGGCTACGACCGCCGCCTGCTGCGGGCCTCGAGCGGCAGCCGCTGGTCGGACGCCTTTCTGTCCGACGACTCCGGCGTGTGGAGCGACGGCGCGCAGCTGAGTTTCGGCCGCCGGCGCCTGTTGTCCGCCGTCCGTCCGGAGACCGTTGTCGGCTTGGGGCGGTTGCGGCTGCACGCCTCGCGCACCTTGTATCCGGATGTGTTGCGCTACGGCACCGCCCATTTCGGCGACGCCCCGGTGCTCAACCATCCGGTGATGCGCAGCCGGCTGATCGGCCTCGGCAACGCCGAGGGCCTGCGCAACCCGGTCATCCTGGCCGGCAACCCGCCTTCGCCAAGCTGGCGCGGCGGCTGGGACGACAGGACGTGGGGGCGCTGGCTGCCGATGACGCCGCACCGGCGCATCGCCCGCGCCGCGCTGGTGTTGTCCGGCGACACGCGGCTCGGCGAGCCGAACACCCGCTTCGGCGGCTGGGCCGAAACCTCGTCCGGGCGCTTCTTCTGGTCCGATTCCGACTCCCGCTTGTCCGATTCCGATCCCGGCCGCTCGCGTCTGGTCATCGAGGCGGTGACGGTGGCCGTGCATGGCCTGTCCGTCGTCCGTCCCGACGACGGCGACGCGATGGGCGCGCGCACCGTCCGTTACTCGCTGCACGCCAGGGAGATCGACTGGCGCGGCGCGATCCGGATGGACGGCGGCCTGCGCTGGTCGGACCGGCCGCTGGCCGAGTCCACCGGCTGGCGCCTGGAATACCGGCTGAATACCGGCGACACCGCCGGCCTCGGCCCGCGCGCCGACCGTTACGGCTGGCTGGGCCGCTGGGACGACCGGCGCTGGCGCGGCGATCTCTCACTCACTCATCAAACCCTAACCACATGAGGAAAACTCCCTTATGGCAACCCTGACCCATAGCGGTCGCGCCGCGCTGGCCTCCGCGCTGGCCTCCCAGACCCTGCATTTCGCCTGGGGCATCGGCCAGGCGGCCTGGGACGACAAGCCCGTTCCCGAACCGATAGACGCCACCTCGCTGGTGTCGGAAGTGGGCCGCCGCCTGATCTCCGAGGTGCGCTTCGTCGCCGAGGATCCGGCCGGCGAAATCATCGTCCCCACCGGCCGCTACCGCGTTTCCACCGATCCGACGCGCCATCTGCTGCTGCGCATCGCCTTCGAGTTCGGCGACGCGCCGGCCTCGGTGATACGCGAAGTCGCCGTCTTCGCCGGCAGTAAGACCCAGCCGGACCTGCCGGCCGGCCAGCGCTACTTCACGCCGGAGCAGATCGCCGCGCCCGGCATCCTGGTCGCGCTGGAGCGCATCACCCCCATCCATCGTTCGCCGGCCACCCGCGAAACCTTCGAACACGTCATCTCCCTGTAAGGATTGCAGCCATGTCCAACATGCCAGACGGTTACTACAACCGTTTCGATCCGGCCAAGCATTTCGACGCCCACCTGTTCCGGGCGAGCTATGCGGTGCAAGCGGCCGAATTCAATGAAGTCCAGTCCAATCTGTCCGCCCGCATCCAGGGCGTGGCCGACGCGATGTTCCGCGACGGCAACGTGGTGCGCGACGCCCGCGTCGTTGTCCACGCCGACAGCGGCGAAGCGGTGTGCGAGGCCGGCGCCGTCTATCTGAAGGGCGCAGTGCGCGGCGTGGCGCCGAAGCAGCTGACGGTGCCGGTCGTCGGCGTGGTCGCCATCGGCCTGTATCTGCAGCAATCGGTGGTGACCGAGCTGGACGATCCCAGCCTGCGCGATCCGGCCGTCGGCGCGCGCAACTACCAGGAGGCCGGCGCCGCGCGGCTGAAGGTCGAGGCGGTGTGGGGCTTCGCCGGCGATGGCCAGAGCGGCGAGTTCTTCCCGGTCTATCAGGTGGAAAACGGCGTGCTGCGCGCCAAGGAGCCGCCGCCGCAGCTGGACGGCGTCACCCAGGCGCTGGCGCGCTACGACCGCGACAGCTCCGGCGGCTCCTATGTGGTGTCCGGCCTGGCCGTCGCCGCCGCCGCCGACCTGCCCGGCGGCGAGCAGGTCTACACCGTCAGCGAGGGCCGCGCCCGCGTCAACGGCTACGGCGTGGAATTGAACACCTCGCGGCGCCTGGTCTATCCGGCCGCCGCCGATCTGCGGCCGATAGACAGCGAGCCGCATACCAGCGCCAGCGCCGGCGCCCAGCGCATCAATGTCGATCGCGCGCCGATCGCCGTGATCAGCCAGGTGCGCATCACCAAGGAAGTCACCGTCACGCTGACCCACGGCGGCTATACCGGCGCCCAGGACCCGCTGCCGGACACTTCGGTGATCTCGGTGCTGGAAGTGAAGCAGGGCGGCACCGTCTACGCCGCCGGCACCGATTACAAGCTCAGCGCCGGCAAGCTGGACTGGAGCCTGCCGGGCAACGAGCCGGCGCCGGGCAGCACCTACACGGTCCGTTACCAGTTCATCGCCACGGCGCAGCCGACGCAATCGGACGCCACCGGCTTTACCGTCGAGGGCGCGGTGGTCGGCTCGCTGGTGCTGGTCAGCTATAGCCAGAAGCTGCCGCGCATCGACCGCCTGGCCATCGGCGCCGACGGCGAGCTGGTATGGATCAAGGGCGTCGCCGCCGACTGGAATCCGCAGCCGCCGGTGGTGCCGGCGTCCTTGCTGCCGCTGGCCTCCATCGTCCAGAGCTGGACCCGCGACCGCGCGGTCAGCAACGACGGTGTCCGGGTGGTGCCGATGTCCGACCTGGCCGGCCTGCAAGGCCGGCTGGACCGGATGGCCGAGCTGATCGCCCAGCAGCGGCTGACCTCGGACGCCCAGCTGCGCGAAGCCGGCGCCAAGAAGGGCCTGTTCGTCGATCCCTTCCTGTCCGACGGCATGCGCGACGCCGGCATCGCCCAGGGCGCCGCCATCGTCGGCGGCGAGCTGACCCTGCCTATCGCCGCCAGCGCGGCCGGCATGCCCAGCGACGTGGCCAACCGGACCAGCCTGGCCTTCAGCCTGGTGGCGGCGCTGGAACAGCCGATGCGCACCGGCAGCATGAAGATCAACCCCTATCTGGCCTTCGACCCGCTGCCGGCCGCGGTGACGCTGACGCCGGCGCTGGACCGCTGGACCGATTTGCAGACCAGCTGGGCCAGCCCGCTGACCGAGCGTCTGACCGTCGGCAGCGGCAACCGCTCCAGCGTCAGCCAGACCACCTCCGACATCTTGCTGTCCACCAGCCGCAAGCCGATCGAGACCCTGCGTTCCATCGAGGTGCGCTTCAGCCTGTCCGGTTTCGACCCCAACGAAGCCCTGTCCAGCCTCAAGTTCGACGGCATCAGCGTCGCGCCCGTCGCCCAGTAAGGAGAAACCATGCCCATCAATGCCAATAGCGCCGGCCTGCTCGCCGGCAAGTTCACCATCCCGCCCGGCGTGCCGGCCGGCGTCAAGCGCGTCGAGTTCGTCGGCGCCGGCGGCAGCCGCGGCGAGGCCGTCTTCGTCGGCCAGGGCGAATTGCAGACCGAGCTGCGCCGACAGATCACCCGCATCACCGAAACCCGCTGGCAGGTCGATCCGCTGGCGCAGACCTTCACGCTGAACGCTGACACCCAGCTGGGCGGCATCGAGCTGTGGTTCACCGCCAAGGGCGCCAGCCCGGTCGCGGTGCAGATCCGCGAAACCACCACCGGCGTGCCGTCCCGCTCGGTATTGGCCGAGGCCCATCTGCAGCCGGCCGACATCGTCCTCACCGGCCCCACCCGCATCCAGTTCGCCGCCCCGGTCAATCTGCAGGGCAGCATCGAGTACGCGCTGGTGGTGTTGTGCGACGACGCCGACGCCGCGCTGGCCATCGCCGAGCTGGGCAAGTGGGACAACAGCGCCAGCCGCTGGGTGACCAGCCAGCCCTACCAGGTCGGCGTGCTGCTGTCGTCCAGCAACGCCAGCAGCTGGACCGCGCACCAGGACCGCGACATGGCCTTCCGCCTGTTGGCCGCCAGCTACGCGGTGACCGCCAGGACCGTCGACCTGGGCAAGATCGACGTGAAGAACGCCACCGACCTGATGCTGCTGTCGCTGTCCGACAGCCCGTCGGCCGCCGCCCGCGTCGAATACAGCCTGGGCCTGCCGGATGGCAGCGCGGTGCAGGTTGCCGACGGCCAGCCGGTGCGCCTGCCGGCCCCGCTGAGCGGGCAGATCGGCGTCTCAGCCCGCCTGCTCGGCACCGAGAGCGCGTCGCCGGTGCTGTTCCCCGGCACCCAGCTGGTCAGCGGCCAGATCGCGCAAAGCGCCGACTACGTCAGCCGCGCGATTCCGGCCGGCAACAACGCCCGCGTGCGGGTGGTGTTCGACGCGCTGATTCCGGCCGGCGCCAGCGTGACGGCATCGGCCTCCGGCATAGACGACGGCGACGTCTTCCAGGCGGTGGCCTATCTGAGCAGCAAGCCGCTCGGCGATGGCTGGATGGAGATGACGCACGAGCTGGCGTCGATCAGCGAAGCGATGGTGCGGGTCAAGCTGAGCCTGGCCGGCAACAGCGCCGCCCGCCCGCGCGTGCGCAATCTGCGCGTGATCGTGCTGTAAGGGGGGGGGAGATGGACAATCAGACCCCCCATTTGAGCCTGCCCTTGCCGAATCCCGGCAACAGCCTGGCCGAGGACGTGCTGCGGATACGCGACGCCTTCACCGCGCTGGACCAGAAGATGGCCAGCCTGGACGCGCTGCTGTCCAGCGACGACCTGAACCTGGACACCGTCCAGGAGCTGGTGGCCGCCGTCAAGCGCGCCCGCGGCGACATCGACGCCGCCGCCGCCCAGTTTGTCGAACGCAAGGCCTTCGTCGACGCCCGGCTGTTAACCCTGACCGCGCTGGCCGGCGCCGGCCTGTAAAACCCGGAGGAACCATGTCTAAAGATTTACCGGAATACCGCGCGCAATACCTGGCGCGCATCAAGAGCCAGCTGCTCGGCGCCGATCTCGGCAACGCCGGTGCCACCGATCTGGTGATGCAGTCGGCGCTGCTCAGGGCGCACAGCCTGATCGCCAGTCTTGATCTGCAGGACATAGACTATCTGCGCGACATGAACGGCGCCGCGCTGGAAAGCTATCTGCAGCAGGCGGCCAACCGCGCGCGCTTCGAGCAGCAACTGGCCTCGGCCGGCGTGATGCCGACCATCGTCTCCAGCGCCGCTTTCATGACCGCCATTGCCGACAGCCCTACGGCGATGGCCGCGCTCGCCGGCAGCGCGCCGGCGATGACGGCCATCGTCGGCAATGCGCCGATCACCAATCTGTTGGCCGGCAATGCCACGGCGATGAAGGCGGTGGCCGCCAGCGCGGTGGCGATGTTTGCCGTGATCGCATCCCCGGCGGCGATGGCCGTCATGACGGCATCGTCGACGGCGATGGCGGCGATGGCATCGTCGCCGATCGGGATGTCCACCTTGTTGGCCAGCGCGTCCACGTGGGCCATCGTCGTGTCGTCGTCGATCGCTATGACGGCGGTGGCGGCGTCGTCGACGGCGATGGCCGCTTTGCTGGCAAACGCGGCTGCGTGGACGACAGTTTTGTCATCGTCGACAGCGATGGCTGTGGTGGTGGCATCGTCGACGGCGATGACGGCAGTGACGGCGTCGTCGACAGCGATGGCCGCGGTGATGGGCGCATCGGTGGCCATGGCGGCGGTGGTGGCGTCATCGACAGCGATGGCTGCGGTGCTGGTGTCTTCGGCGGCGATGACGGCGGTGGCGTCGTCGTCGACTGCCATGGCCGCGGTGGCGGCATCGCCGGTGGCGATGACGGCGGTAGCGGCCTCATTGGCGGGGATGTCTGTAGTGGCGGTGTCGCCGACTGCGCTGGCTGCGGTGACGTCGTCGTCGCTTGCCATGACGGCGGTGGCGGCATCGTCGACGGCGATGGCTGCGATGGTGGCGTCGTCGCAGGCTTGGACTGCGGTGACTTCGTCATCGGTAGCGATGACTGCGGTGGTGGCATCGTCGACCGCGACGACCGTGGTGATGGCATCGTCGGCTGCAATGACTGCGATAGCGGCATCGCCGGTGGCGATGAATGTGGTAACCGCATCGTCGGCCACGATGGCTGTGGTCGCCGCATCGGTGTCCGCGATGGTCACGTTGCTGAGCACCTCGGTTGCTCGAGGGGCCATCTGGAACAGCGCCATCGCGCTGACGGCAATCCAGAACGCGCCTGTGACGGTTCACGATGCGCTGCAGACCCACCCTCAAGTCACCATGATGAGCACAAACCCGTCCAATCTCACCGCTACCTTTGTTGCAGGCAAGAGCATGACTTTGCGGATGAGAAATGTCAGTGGCAACGATACAAACTCCATGCGTACCTTGGCCGGTGGCTCCGGCGCGGGCGACGATGTATTCACCACCACCACCACCTGGACGCCCCGAGTGCGGGCCTACAACAACCTGTGCCATTTCGCCTGGAGCAATAACTATCAGTTCCAGGCCTATGTGATGAACATGAACTAAGGTATGCCCGACATGCAAAAAGCAATCATCGATCTCAATCTGAACGCCATTGTCGGCATCGCCAACGCCGGCGCCACAGTGGAAAAGCACCAGATGCTGTTGGATCTGCCTGAGGACTTCCAGCCCGCCGACGTTGCTGAGTGGGCCTATGACGGTCATAGCCTGGTCCATGACCCCGCAGCTTTCTTGAAGCAGGCCAAGGTGGCCCGCAAGATCCGCATCAAGGAGGAGGCCCGCCGCCTGATCGCCGATACCGATTGGCGGTTGAACCGCGCCCGCGAGCGGGAGGCCGCAGGCTGGGGCACGCTGGCCGAGGTGGATGCGGAGCTGGCCGAGCGCGAGGCGATACGCCGTTCGTCGAACGCCGCCGAGCAGGCCGTCGACGCGCTGACCGACGCGGCCAGCGTGCAGGCCTACGCCTGGACGGTCGACGTTGCCGTCGCCGCGCCGCGCCGGATGACGCACAAGCAGTTCATGGCGCGCTTTTCCGACGCGGAGATACAGGGAATGCTCAAGGCCTTCGGCGACAATCCGGCGCTGCGTCCGTGGTGGGAGCGCTTCAGCCTGGCGCGCGACATCAGCCTAGATGACGCGGTCACCCAGAGCGGCGTTCAGGCGCTGGAGGCGGCCGGCCTGATAGCCAAGGGCAGGGCGGCCGAGGTGCTGGCCGGCGGCGCGGCGCACGGCTGATCGGGGTTGTTGGACATAGGCGCGCCGCCGGTGACGGGGCGCGCCGTTTTTTGTGGCCGGGCCATTGCTAAACCGGTTTAAAAGCCCCGTCGGCGGCGCCCTGGCACCATTAGGCCATGACACAGCCGGGCGGCATCCGATCGTTGCATGGGCAGCCGCGCATTCGGCTGCCGCCGGTATTGCTCTGCGTGGAGGCCGACGGTGCGATCCGCGAAACCGAATGGCGGCTGTGAGCCCGACAGACAAGGACAAGCGCAATGAACCAGACGACGACCGATCTTCCGAAGTTTATCGACGACGATCCGCAGCGGATCACCAGCGAGCTGATCGCCGCCTACCAGAACATGGCTGGCAAGACCTTGTATCCGGGCCAGGTGGAGCGCTTGCTGATCGACCTGATCGCCTACCGCGAGAGCGTGACCCGCGCGGCCTTCAACGACGCCGGCCGGCAAAACCTGGTGGCCTTCGCCCGCGCGCCGATGCTGGACTACCTCGGCGAGCTGGTCGGCGTTGTCCGGCTGCCGGCGCAGCCGGCGCGCAGCAAGGTCAGCTTCACTTTCCGGGCCGGCGCGTCGCAGCAGGTGATCATCAAGCCGCAGACCCTGGTGGCCGGCCGCGGCGACATCCAGTTCCAGACCACCGAGCAGGCGGTGGTCAACATCGCGCCGGACAAGGACGCGACGGTGGCGCTGGCCGTGGTGGCGGTGGAACCGGGCATGGACGGCAACGGCCAGGAGCCGGGCGCCATCAGCCATCTGGTCGACGATCTGGGCGTGACGGTGACGGTGGCCAATACCGAAATCAGCGCCGGCGGCGCCGACGCCGAGGACGACGAGCGGCTGCGCCAGCGCATCCGCCTGGCGCCGGAATCGTTCAGCGTGGCCGGCAGCGCCGCCGCCTACCGCCACCACGCCTTGCGCGCGCACCAGAGCATCGTCGACGTCGCGGTGGTCAGCGCCAACAACCCCGAGGCCGGTGGCAGGCCGGAGGACGTGCCGAAACCGGGCGAGGTGTGGCTGTATCCGCTGGTGGGCGACGGCCTGCCCGGCGCCGACCTGCTGAAAACGGTGGAGAACACCTGCAGCGCCGACCGGGTACGGCCGCTGACCGACAAGGTGACGGCGAAGTCGCCGGTGGAATTCCCCTATCAGCTTCTGGCCAGCCTGCAACTGTATGCCGGCTCCGACGCCAAAGAGGTGCAGCAGCGCGCGCAGGTTGCGCTGCAAGCCTACCTGCAGACGCAGCAGGCCAAGCTGGGCAACGATATCGTGCCGTCGCAGCTGGTGGCGGTGCTGTCGGTGCCGGGCGTCTACCAGGTGAATCTGCAACAACCGGTCGCGGTGCAGAAAGTGCCGTCCTACGGCTGGGCGCACTGCGTCAATGGCGTCACCGGCGTCGGCATAGACCAGGGCAGCCTCGACAATGGCTAGACTGGCGGCGAACTAATCTCCGTCGGGCGTCGCCTGACGCCTGACTGACCGTTTCCCGGCCTGCTCCAGCGACGCTGGCGGGCTTCCGCTCCCCCATCCCTGATCGTGGCGCCGCGGCCGAACCGGCCCGCCGCCTGTCCCGGCGTCAAAAGCGCGGCGCCGCTTCCCCAAGCCTTTACCGCCGTCCTCTTTTCCTTCCCATCAGATGGCCTGCGCCGTTCGGGCATCCGCCGGCCGGCGATCCGTCCGTCCTCATTCACGTTCCAGCACAAGGAGGTTCCCATGTATCTGCAAGCCGGCCTTGATCCGCGCCGACCGGCGGCGTCGGGCGGGCAGTCCCAGCCGGGAAGGAGGCGCGATGATTGACGCCGCCCCGTCCATTCTGGCGCGCGACAAGCGCTTCGGACCGTTGGCCGGACTCACCGAGCGCTTGCCGGATCTCGACCTGTCGGCCTTCCTGGTCTATCTGGTCGACACCGCGCAGCCGGCTCTGCTGCCGCTGCTGGCCGAGCAATTCCACATCGACGGCGAGGAAGGCTGGACGCTGGCCGAATCCGACGACGCCCGCCGCGCGCTGCTGCACAGCGCCAATGAATTGCACCGCTACAAAGGCACGCCGTGGGCGATACGCGAGGTGATTCGCCGGCTGGGCCTGGGCGAGGTCGAGCTGATCGAAGGCCTGGCCGGCCAGCGCCGCGACGGCGCGATCCGCCGCAACGGCTATTACGTGCACGGCGATCCGCAGGCCTGGTGCCGGTATCGGGTATTGCTGGGCCGGCCTATCACCAACGACCAGGCCGCCCAGCTGCGCCGGATGCTGGCGCTGTACGCGCCGGCGCGCTGCCAGCTGGCCGGCCTCGAATACCAGGCGGTGGCCAACCGCCACAACGGCGTCATCCGCCGCGACAAGCAATTCAACCGAGGGAGCGCCTGATGGCCAATCTGCAAGAAAAGCCCGTCTGGGAGACGGGGATCTATCAACTGGAAACCTCCGATCCGGTGCTGGCCGGCCCGGACGGCGTCGACAATCTGCAGGGCAGGCAGCTGGCCAACCGCACCGCCTATCTGAAACAGCAGGTGGACGGTTTGCTGACCGGTGCATCGGTTACGGCGTATGCGGCGCAACTGCGGGTGCCCCGCAATCTCGCGATGAGCGGCGATGGCAGTTGGAATGTGACCTTTGACGGCAGCGGCAACGTCAGCGCCTCGATGACGCTGGGCAACAGCGGCGTGACGGCGGGCAATTATGGTCAGGTGGCAGTGGATGCCAAGGGCCGCGTAACTGCGGCCCGAAGCATTGTTCAGGATGACTTGCCCTCGTTGGACTGGAGCAAGGTTGTAACCGGAAAGCCGACTACCCTGGCCGGCTATGGCATTGCCGATGGTGTCAGCAAGGGCGATTTGCAGAACGTGGTCAATGGTTTGGTGGCAGCGGCTCCAAATAGTCTGAATACGCTACAGGGGCTTGCTGCGGCCATAAACAATGATCCCAAATATTCGATGACGGTGGATGGAAAGCTGGCTGGTAAGGCAGACAAGGCGACGACATTCGCTGGCTATGGGATTACTGATGCGGTAGGTAAAGCCGATATTATTGCCGCGGCTCCACCGGGTTTGGTTGGCTATTTCATGGCAACATCTGTGCCAGCTGGGTGGTTGAAAGCCAATGGCGCGGCAATTTCACGCACAGCTTATGCCACATTGTTTTCGATCATTGGTGTCCAATTTGGCGCTGGTGATGGAAGCACCACATTTAACCTGCCGGATTTGCGTGGTGAGTTTCCTAGAGGATGGGATGATGGGAGAGGTATTGATAATGGGCGTGCTTTGGGGTCCGCTCAAGGGAGCCAAAACCTTTCGCATAATCATGGTGGCGGTACTGGTTCTGCTGGGGCGCATAATCATTCGGCGTGGACTGATGCTCAAGGCCAGCATCAACACTCCTCTGCATTTAGATATGGCTATAACCCAGGCTCTGTTTCTGGTTCGAATGGCGCAGAAGCTACGAATGCTGGTGGGGGTAATTATCCATTGACTGGTGAGGCTGGGAATCATGCGCATAATGTTGGAATTGGTACGTCTGCAGATCATTGGCATTCGATAAATTCAGACGGCGGGGCGGAAGCACGTCCGCGGAATATTGCATTACTTGCTTGTATCAAATTCTAAGTGAGATATAAATGGAAAAGGCCTACAGCTATCATCCTCTAACCGGAGAGTTTTTAAACGAGTTCTTTCCAGATTATTCGCCACTTGAGCCAGATGTTCCCTTGTTGCCACAGTTCAGTACATTGATTGCACCGCTTGTAGGGAAAATGCAAGAAGTGGTCATTTTTTCCAACAATCAATGGTTGACCAAACCAGACTGGCGCGCCGTGCCGCTGTGGAGCAAACGGACCGCGCAAGCGGTGGCACCGCGGATCGGCGACACGCCGGACAGCCTGGACGCGACCTTGCTGGCGCCGCCGGCCTATGCCGTCTGGAAGGACGAGGCCTGGAGCGTCGACCGGGACGCGGAGCGGGCCGCGCAACTGGCGGCAGCCCTGCGCTTGCAGCAGCAGAAGCTGTCCGCCGCCTATCAGGCGCGCCGGCCTCTGGAGGATGCCGCGGAGCTGGGCATCGCCAGCACGGCGGAGCAAAACAGCCTGGCCGACTGGAAACATTACTGCGTGGCGCTGGCGCGCGTGGCGCAGTTGCCGGCATGGCCGGTTCTGAGCGAGGCGGACTGGCCGAAGGCGCCGGTTTGAGCGAAGGCGTTTCCTAAACGGCTTTAAAAGTCCGGGGCGGGGCGGATTGGCATCATGACGTCTTGCCCGGACATGCTTCATTGCAAGATGGAGGCTCCGGCCGCGCATTGTCGCGGCCGGGGCGCATGCGGGCATAGGGAGGCCCGGACCGTCGGCAATCGCCGGCTCGTCAGCTTCCCATGGTCCGCCGCTCCCGCTTGGGACGGCGCAGCGCAACCGTCATTCAAGCGAGGGAAAAGATGGCCAATCTGCAGGAAACACCGTTCTGGGAAGCCGGCATCTATCAACTGGAAACTTCCGATCCGGTATTGGCTGGCCCGGACGGCATCGACAATCTGCAAGGCAAGCAGCTTGCCAATCGCACCGTGTTCCTGAAAAAGCAGATCGACGATCTGGTCTCCGGCGCCCAGACCGCCGAATTCGCCGATCGCCTGAAAACGCCCCGCAATATCGCGATGAGCGGTGACGGCAGCTGGAGCGTGGTTTTCGACGGCAGCGGCAACGCCGGCGCGGCGATGACGCTGCGGGACAGCGGCGTGGCGCCGGGCAGCTACGGCATGGTGACGGTCGATGCGAAGGGCCGCGTCACCGCGGCCCGGCAGATGAGCGGCGACGACGTCCCGGCGCACGACTGGAACAGGATCGTGTCCGGCAAGCCGACCACGCTGGCCGGCTACGGCATTGTCGACGGCGTCAGCAAGGGTGATTTGCAAAACGCCGTGAATGGTGTGGTCTCGGGCGCCCCGGCGAATTTGAATACCTTGCAGGAACTGGCGGCGGCGCTGAACAACGACCCAAAGTATGCCGGCACCGTCGACGGCAAGCTGGCCGCCAAGGCGGACAGAGCGGTGACGCTGGCCGGCTACGGGATCGTCGACGGCATCACTGTGGACCGCATGCCCAGGAAGAATCTGGTGCGCGACAGCGGCCGATTCATCCCGGTCGAGGCGGTTTACGATAACCCGACGGCGGCGATCTTCAGCAGCCAGTCGGCGATGGCTCCGCTGACCGCTCCCGATTATCAGCAGTCCGTGACGATCACGAATGCCGGGAAGTTCATTCACGACAACACTGCCAATGGCGGCGCAAAGGGCGAGTTGACGACCGTGGTCAAGGACCTGCTCGCCGCGCTGCCGACGCGCAGGAATTTCCGTTATGGCAGCGAGTTCTACATCGCCGAATTCAGTTGTGGAAGCTTGAACTACAGCCCCGACATCGTGGACGGTATCCGGCGCTGCGCCGCGGCGGCGTATGGCGTCGTGACCGAGGGCAATATCACTTTCATGGCGTGGCTGCGTTGCACGAGGGGCTCGATCCGGTTGGACGTCACCAGCCACAAGAACGGCAAGCCGGCGAGCAATCCCATCATCGTGCCCGCCGACGGCTGGGTGCATTGCGCGGGCATCGCCAACTGGGACGGGGGGTACTCGATCTCGCACATTCGCGCGGAGGACAATTCGGTTTTCCAGGTGGCGATGACGGCGGCGCTGTCGGGCAACCATCTGGGCTATGTCCATCAGGCGCCGATCTCCTTTTGA